AGCGCCGAAATACCCCCGCAAGGTATTCCACAGGAGGGAAAGCCTTTGGCAACGAAAAAAAATATCATCAATTTCGCTGACCAGGGCGATAAAATCCAGACTTTGAAAGCCCTACGGCATAAGCTGGCAGAGACGATTGAGCAGAGCGATTCCGGGCGGGACATCGCAGCTTTAAGCCGCCAGCTCCGTGAGGTCATGGAAGAAATAGAAACCCTTGAGCGCGAGACGAGCAATGCAAAAATTACCGCTCTGGATCGTGTCAGGGCAAAACATGGTAAAGAATCATGAGAGGGTCACAGGAGCCGAGAATCAAGATCGAACCGGCCAGAGCGACAACGGACGGCCCAGACGCCGCTGAACTTATGTCAGCGTATGGCGTTGAACTTGACGAATGGCAAGAAACGATTCTCGATTGTTGGTTAGGCCGGGACGATTCCGGCAAATACAACGTAACATCGGCGGGGCTTGCGCTTCCAAGGCAGAACGGGAAAAACGTGTGCTTGGAGGCGCGAGAATTTTTTGGCCTTGTCGTGAACGGCGAGAAGATCCTGCACACCGCCCACCAAGTGCGGACAAGTAAAAAGTCTTTTCGGCGATTGGCGGCGATGTTTACCGACAAGAAGCACCCGGAAGTCACCGACATTGTAAAGACCATCCGATACACCAACGGCGAGGAAATGATAGAACTGGACAATGGCGGCAGCATCGAGTTTTCTGCCAGATCCAGACAAGCGGCGCGTGGTTTCGATGGGATTTCGCTTGTTGTCTATGACGAGGCCCAAGAGCTGACAGATGATCAGGTGGAGGCCATCATGGCCACTCTGTCGGCATCCGCAACAGGGACGCGACAAATCATTTACACCGGGACACCGCCATATCCGGGATGCCCCGGAGAAGTATTCCGGCGCAGACGCACGGTGTGCTTGTCTGAGCCAGGGCGGCACGATTGCTGGCATGAGTGGTCTGTGGCCGCTGACAACGTGGCAGACATCAAGATTGAGGACACCGGCTTGTGGTACATGACAAATCCTGCGCTTGGGATTCGTCTTGATGAGGAATTCACCGCCGAGGAAATGCGGAGCATGAGCCGGGACGGCTTTGCCCGTGAGAGGTTGGGCTGGTGGTCTCCGATTCTGGAACACAAGGAAGACTATGCGATTCCCCCGGATGTGTGGGACGCTTGCAAAACCGCAGAGGAAAAGCCGGAAGGGAAAACGGCCTATGCGGTCAAATTCACATTTGACGGCAGCGAAGTGGTTTTGTGCGGCGCAGTCATTCCTGCGGACGGCCCGGCGCGGATCTCGATTATAGACCGAAAGCCAACGGGATTCGGAACGCAATGGCTGGCCGATTGGCTCAACGAAAGAAACCAGAAAGCCGCTTGCGTTGTCATTGACGGCAAGAACGGCGCGGATGTGCTGGTGGACAAGATTGCCGGAACATGGCGCATCAAAGGAAGCGTGATCCGGCCAAGCGCGAGGGATATGCTTGCCGCCACAGGGACGCTGATGGACGCGCTCAACGAGAAAACCGTGAACTGGAAACAGGACGCGCTGAGAGACAGCGCAATTACATCCGTGAAACGCCCTATTGCCGGAGGCTGGGGCTTCGGCGGGGAAAACTCCGCTCCGATAGAGGCGGCGGCATTGGCATTGTGGGGCGCCAAAACATCAAAGCGTGACCCATCAAAACGAATGAGGATAGGGTGAGAAATGCTACTGAATATTGTTCCCGGCTCCGTGATTGGACTGCCGGAAAGAGAGCAAAACATGCTCGGAAAGCTGATTGAAGTCTACCAGAGCCACAGCGGCAAGAACTTTGAGAAGGATAAATACTATGAAGGGAAAATCTCCCTTGCAAGTGTGAATCTTGGCATCGCGCTCCCGGACGGCCTTTCCGGCCTTGAAATCGGATGCGCGTGGGGCGCAAAGTGCGTGGATGTTCTGGCGGCTCGATCCATGTTTGACGGTTTTGTCGGCATGAACGGCGAGGATGTGGAACAGCTTGACCGCATTGCCGCAGATAACCGGCTGATTGCTGAATACCAAAAGGCAACGCGGGACGAGCTGAAATACGGCTGCACTTTCGCAACCTTGAGCGCAGATCCAGCGATTGGGTGCAAGATCCGTTTTCACTCTCCGCAGACGGCGGCGGCTGTCTGGAGCGGAGACAAGGGGCGCATTGATTACGGTTTCGCAATCATCGACACCGCGCCGAGCAATGAGAATGCCGGAATCTGGTCGCCCGCACTGATAAATCTCTACACCGACACCGATGTGTGGGTGCTTTATCGCGTTGACAGCAGATGGGCGGCAACTCGCTACCCGCACAAGATGGGCAGACCGCTCATGGAGCCGCTGATCTGGAACGCCACCAGCTCCAAACCGTTTGGACGCTCCAGAATCAAAGAGCCTGTGCGGCGGCTGATCCAGGGCTATGTCCGCACGATTGCAAACGCTTCGATTGGCCTTGAATTTGCCACATCGCCTCAGAAATATCTGCTTGGCGTGACGGATGAGCAGTACGACACGCTCATCAATCAGAAATTCCGGCAGTATGTCGGCGCAATCCTCGCGTCCACCGTGAACCCTGAGACCGGCGAAAAGCCGACTTTCGGCCAGCTCATGCAAGGGAACATCTCGCCCCATGTTGAGATGTTGCGTATTCTGGCAACGCAGTTTTCAGCGGCAACCGGCTTGACCGTGACGGACACCGGCGTAGTCAACGATGCGAACCCCACCAGCTCGGACGCGATCCTTGCACAGTCCCAGACCCTTGTTGGCATGGCCGAACAGTTGAATACCGGCAACGGCGATTCTCTCCGCACCATCGCTCTGATGGCATTGGCGATTGCAAACAGAACGACCATTGACCAGCTTGGCGAGGAGCAGCGCGAGATTGTGGCGCACTTTAAGAATCCCGCCATGCCGTCCGTGGCTGTGACCGCTGATGCCGCTATCAAGATTGCTTCGGCGCGTGAGGCTTTTGCCGATACTGATACTTTCCTGGAAATGATCGGTTTCGACAAGGCCGATATTCGCCGGATTAAGGCGCAGGAGCAGCGGGCAAGAGGCGCGGCTGTTTTGAGGGAGCTTGATATCTGATGGTAATTTCTCGGCGCGTCTGGGACAAATATATCCAAGACTTGCGAAAAATAAACGACAAGGCGGCAGAACTGGCAAACAAATATATTGCCACGCACGAAGTTTTGACGCAGGAAGGAACGGACGCGCTGATTGATTACTGTTTCGCTCTTGCGACCAAATACGGCGAGGCCGCTGCCGAGCTGGCGGCTGAGATGTATGACGCGCTTGCAGCTTTGTCCGGCGTGACGGTTCCGGCTGCTGTTCCGGCTGCTACGCCGACCATCAGCGAAGTGGCCGAGGCCGTGGTTGGAACGATGAAAACAGGGAACAATGAGATTGTTTCCGGCGCTGTCGGCAGACTTGTCAAGCGGACAGGCGTTGACACCACCATGCAGAACGCTCTCCGGGACGGTGCGTGGTGGGCTTGGATTCCACGCGGCGAAACGTGCGCTTTCTGCATCATGCTTGCGTCCAACGGCTGGCAACCGGCATCTAAAAAAGCAATCAAGAACGGCCATGCGGAACACATCCACGCGAATTGCGATTGCACATACGCCGTCAAGTTTGACCCGTTCTCCTATGTTGAGGGCTACGATCCGCAGGAATATGAAGACATGTACAACAGCGCGGAAGGCTCCAGCTACAAGCAAAAAGTTAATTCTATGCGGCGTGAATTCTACGCCCGGAATAAAGAAGTCATCAACGAGCAGAAGCGCGACAACTACGAAAAGCGGCAGGAGCGGGAAAGCTCTGCTGCCGAAGAAATCAATATCAGTTAAGAAAAGGAAGTCTGACGAGGCTTTCTTTTTTTATACAAATTTGGCCGGAACGCCGTAAAACTACCAAGCCATGGGAAGCTACCCCGTAAAAAAGCGTAGGCGAGAAAGGAAAACATGAAACGCACAGACATCACCGAACTTTTCCCGGACGCAACCGAGGAGCAGATCAGCAAAATCATGAATCTCAATGGGGCTGATATCAACAAGGCCAAGGGCGACCTTGAGGGCCTAAGAACGCAGCTCCAGAGCGCAAATGATGAACTGACCAAACTGAAAAACGCGCCCAATAAGGACGCGGAACTTGCCGCGCTCCAGAAAGAACTGGACGGCATGAAAGCCGCAGAGACTATCCGCGCAATGCGGGAAAAAGTCTCCGCAGATAAGAAAATCCCGGCAAGCCTTTTGACCGGGGAAACCGAGGAAGCCTGTGCCGCACAAGCTGACGCAATTCTCTCCTTTGCACAGGCAAGCGGCTATCCCGCTATCCGTGACGGGGGAGAAATCCATAACACTCCAGCCCCTCAAGCGCGAGACAAATTCGCGGAGTGGGCGAAAGACAATCTTTGAAAGGTAGGTAAAAACCTATGGCTGGTATTGCTACTAACCGCACCAATATTGCACTTCCCACCGAAGTCTCTGCCGAGATCATGCAGAAGACCCAGGAGCAGTCCGCTGTCATGCAGCTTGCTCGTCAGATCTTCCTGCCCGGTCGCGGCGTGACCATCCCTGTTATCACCGGCGATCCCGAAGCGGGCTGGGTCGAAGAGACCGGCGCAAAGCCCGTTTCCAATCCTGGCCTTGCTACCAAGGTTATGCAGGCTTACAAGCTGGCCGTAATCGTTCCCTTCTCCGATGAATTCCGGCGCGATGCCGCTTCCCTGTATGATGCCATCGTGGCTCGTCTGCCTATGGCTCTGGCAGCCAAGTTTGACGCCACCGTTTTCGGCGCTGCGTCTGGTGCCCCCGGTGCCAACTTCGACACTCTGGGAGCCGCTACCGCTTCCGGCATCGGCGGCACTCACGCCTACGCTGGCCTGGTCGCGGCTGATTCCGCTATCGCCACCGCTGGCGGCATCATGAACGGTATCGTTCTGTCCCCGCAGGGCAAGGGCATCCTCCTGGGTGCTGTTGACGGCCAGCAGCGGCCTCTGTTCATCAACAACGTGGCCGAGGGCGCTGTACCTATGGTCCTCGGTGCTCGCACCGTGCTGT